ACGCTGCACGATGTAGGACTGGGCTACATCCCGCTGGGCCAGTCGGCGCCGACGCTCTCCGGCGGCGAAGCCCAGCGCGTGAAACTGGCATCCGAACTGGCGCGCCCGGACACCGGAAGAACCCTCTACGTCCTCGATGAACCCACCACCGGCCTGCACGTCGACGACGTCCGCAAACTCCTCGACGTGATCCATCGGCTGTCCGACCTCGGTAATTCCGTCGTCGTCATCGAGCATAACCTCGATGTCGTCAAGACGTCCGACTGGGTAATCGACCTGGGTCCGGAGGCTGGACGTGGCGGTGGCGAGATCGTGGCCGAAGGGCCGCCCGAGGCCATAGCCGCATGCGGACGCGGCTACACCTCGCGAGTCCTCTCCCCGCTCCTCGCCGTCGGCCCCTTCGCCGAACGACCCCGCTTCGACCCCAAGGAGGCCGCTCGAAAAGCCGCCGCCGAGGCCAAGGCGGCGCGGCTCGCGGCCAGTTCCCTCTCGACGACGAACGCGAAAAGGCCCACGACGTCGTCCCCCACCGACACGAACGCGGCCCCGACCACCCTCGACGCCGGCCTCACCCCCTGGGAACGGGACGGGCGGAAATGGCATCTCGAGGAACGGACGTCGCGAAACGGCAAGCCCGTCCGTTGGGACGGCCGCATTCTGGCTCGGATCGTGGATCGCATCGAGGAATTGTCGGCCAGCGAAGGCCATGGCGAAAACGTCCTCGGGCCCACGGCCTGGAGCGAGCGAGGGACGGTTCGCATCATCCACGTCGATCCCAAGGGCCAACCCGACGTCGCGTTCTTTCAGGCTACGACCGGCAATGAATGGATCCTGACTCTGCGATTCCGCCTCCCTCGCAATACATTCCAGGCCAAGGCGCTAGCCGCGAAACTCAACCTCCTCCCCTTCCACGACGGCCCCACGCCCGTCCTGTCGGATGCCCCGCGCATCAAGGTCGCTTCCAACGCAGGCCGCCAGGAAGTGACCATCACCGGCCATTCGCTGGATGACTTCCAGACCCCCGCCTTCGACGACTTCCTCGTCCAGGCGGTCCATTCGCTGAAACGGCGGAACGACCCGGCTCGGCTCAGAACGGCCGCGGGACTCTGATTCCCAGGGAGTTCGGCTCATCGGATTCGGACGTCGAGCGAGGGCCGGGCGGGCTTTGATCAACTCGAATCAGCATCTAGCGACGGGACGACATGGTGAAGTCGATCCCGCCGCTTCCACTTAGACAGTGCGCAGGAAGGGCGGATTCGCAGCGCAAGTTTCCCTCGGAAACAAATCTTGAAATTTATTATCCCTTGCCAGCAAGCAGTTTGCGGCAAATCCAGGGAACCAAAAAAGCGTCGGCCGTTTTCTAACTGCGTTTTGTATAGCACCTTCTGGTGTAGACGTCGACCGAGGGCCGGGCGGGCTCAGGAGACGTCAAGATGAGAAACACTGAACGGGTCCGGACGAGCGGCGAGATGCGGGCCCTCCGTGATGAGGAGTGGCTCCGTCTGCACGAAGCTGGCAAGGCGACAGCCGAGTTGGCTGTGGAGTCGGGCGTCAGCGTCCAACTCTTGCGTCGTGCGATCTCCCGTGCTCGCAAGGCACGGGAGTCCCGTACTCAAGAGATGGGCGATGGTTCGATCGCTCTGAACGAAGACGTCGGCCTGGATTCCGCGACCGCCGCGCCGCGGACGCCGTGGTGGCTGGAGTTGGTTCCCCTTTTCCCGATCGGTCCTTTCACGCCATCGTCGGAATGCCCACACCGCGGGCCGATCCGGGAGGGATCGCTCCTCTGTTGCATGGTCTGCTCAGCCTCGGGGATTGATGGGCATCCAGCCCTCGTCCGAGACCCGGACACGGATCCTCGACCCGAGCCGAAAACGCGCCGGACGCGGCAAGCGTCCGCGACGCAAGCCCAGGCCGTTCCTACCGAAGACGAGGCTCAGCCAGAGACTCGCCGTCAGCGCCGCACGCGCATCTTCGGGATGAACTCTGCGTCGGAGGTCGCGGACCAAGTCGATCGATCATCCCGCTAATGCATGCGAGGAAATAATCCATGCCGCATTCGGGACTAACGACTCGGGTCGTCCCGTCTATTTCGGCGTCGGCCAGAACCGTCGTCAAATGGCTGCCGACGGTCGTGGTCGCTTCGGTCTGCGCCTGGGGAGTCAACGTCTGGTCATCCCCTCGCGTCGCGTCGCCGAGCGATGGGATGGCGGCCGTTATTCGGGCGATAGGTCGCGACTATCCGAGGGGACTGGCCGCCGCATACGCATCCGCCTGGATCGATGGAGCCAGGGCTCTTGAATCGGGCCGAGGGGTCTCCGACTCGCTGGGCGTGGTTGAGAGGGCCTGGAAGGCCGGGCGGATGTCGCTCATCGACGAGAAGCTGTCCCCATTCTTCTCGGAGGTCGTCCCGGAGGGGCAATCTGACGCCGAGACTTCCCACATCGACCGGTCCACTCTTGCGATCCTGTGGCGCGAGTTCGCCGCCGGTCTCGCATCCGGCGATTGAACGCCCCCCGTCTGAGTCCCTCCCGCCAACGAGGCAAGCCCATGAACGAACCGACACGATCGAAGTTCGTCGACGGGTGGCTCGGCTCCGACGAGATCCAGCGGAGCTTCGCCGCATGGCGGCCCACACTGTTCAGTGCCGCTCCCGTGCTGGCGGGCGGCGACGGCGACGGCGGGCCCGTCCTCCTGTACAAGGCGTTTCGCGACGTGTTGGGGGATTATCCGTCCTACCCGAGTCAAGCGATCGGGGACTGCGTGGGCCAAGGTCACGGCCACGGCTTGGACATGCTCCAGTGCGTCGAGATCGCCCTCGGAGGGAGCATGAGCTTCCGCGAGTCCTCGACCGAGTTCATCTATGGCGTCTCCCGCGAGCTGGCAGGCATCCTCGGCGGCCGAGACGGGTCCTACGGCTCCGCAGCGGTGTCGGCCATGGCGACGCTTGGAGTCGCGAGCCGCTCAACGCTTGGATGCGAAGGTTCCTACAGCGGCGAGCGCGCCGAGCGGTGGGGCCGGGAAGGGGTTCCAGCCGAGGTCAAGGCGAGGGCGTCAGTCATGCGACTCGGCTCCGCGGCCCGTGTCACGACCTGGGCCGAGTTGCTTGCGGCCATGAAGAACGGCTACCCCGTGACCGTCTGCTCGACCCAGGGCTTCGCCGCGGAGCGCGACGCCGAGGGGTTCTGTGCGCCGGAGGGCGTCTGGGGCCATTGCATGCTGATCGGCGGGGTGCGGAGCGATCGCCCAGGGGCCTGCATCCTGCAGAGCTGGGGTCCCGAACAACCGACCGGACCGGCCACCCTCGATCAGCCGACGTACAGCTTCTGGGCCGACAAGTCAATTCTTGAGGGCATGCTCGCGCAAGGTGATTCTTGGGCGTTATGCGGGGCCCCTCGCTTCGCGGCCAGAACTCTTCCGGAGCACTGGAGCTATCATCGTGCCGCATGACCTCCTATCTCGCCGCCGCTGCATCAGCGTCGGTCCGCCGCATCCGTCTCCGTTCAGAGCCCGCGTCGAAGCGATCGAATTAGAGGACCGAGCCCTTCTGGCCGTCCTGGTCCTAACCGCGGTCCTGATGCTCGCTTCAGAATCGCTCTGGGCGCTCGTACCTGGGTTTTAAGAAGCCTCGCAGGGCCGCCGGCTGTCACGGCGTCGCCGAGATCACCCCTCGATTCCTTCGCTAATGCAAACGCTTCGCGGTGTTCGCCCGAACGATCGGGGTGAACATGGCAGGCACCGAGTTCCCTTGGCTGAAGCCCTGCAAGTTCTCCTCCTTGGGGATGGGCCAGTCGGCCGGCCCTCCATCGTCCGGCCTTGAGGTTGTCGAAGGAATCTCGGGAAACGAAGGCCGATGGACGCGCCGTCGCCTTCCAGAAAGATAGGTTCACGCCATGAGCTACGTCCCGGACTTCTCCCAAAACTTCGGGTACATCGGGGGGCTCGCGGCGACGACCGCTGCGTTAATCGCCGATGCCGTCTCGACGGACCCCACGGTCGGGGCCGGTTCGTTCCTCCTCGGGGGGGCGGGGCTGATCGCGGCGATTTCGGCGTTCACGAAGGACTTCTGGCAAGACCGGCAGAAGCAGCGCGAGCACGAGCTGGCTGCCCTGCGGATCCGGGAACGGTCTGATCGGGCCGAAGATGCGGCCGAAGCGGTGCTGGCCTGGATCAAGGCCGCCCGAGCCGCCGATGCCACCCTCCCTCCTTTCCCAGAGATCGGACCCATCCGAGAGAAGTCACATGACGAATAGGCGGATCCCTCTCGCATTCGGGACATGGGTCAGCGGACGTCCCGGCGGCCTCCGCGGGCTCATCGCGTCGTTATGCCTCTCGGCGGCGGCCCTACTGGCCCTGACGCAGGCGGTAAGCCGTCACGCCCGTTCATACAACCGCCAGCCCATCGCCAAACCCGACTTCCGCTCGCAAACGGGAGTGGAATCGCAGCGGATCGCCGAAGCCCGCTGGAAGGCCGATGTGGCGGAGAAACTCGATGAAATCCTCTCGCGGATCTCCGACGAGTTCTCGCCGCTCGGTCACATATCCGAATAGGAACCGGGAACAGAGACATGATTGGCGACGGAGCCGCATCCCAACCGAGTCCGGCGACGGGCCAGACCGGGCTCGATGCCGAGCGTACCGGCCTAGACGACCGACTCCGCGAGAAGCTCGGGCTCCCTAGCGACGACCCGAAGCAGACGTGGGGGGCCCGGGTGGCCGAGACCCTCGTCGCAGCCGCGGCGCGGGGCGACGCCCGTTCGTGGGGGGTGCTATTCCGCCGAGCCGGGACGGGCTCCACCGCCGAGACGGCCGGGGTCGTCGTCGACGATGAGACCGCCCGCAGGATCCTGGAGGCAGCTCTTGGACGAGTCGACGATCACTCGCTTGATTAAGTCTGTGCGCGATCGGCGACCTCGGTCGCGGGACGAGATCAAGGCATGGATCGAGGCTTTCCTCGGAATCCGCATCCCATCGCGGGCCGTCTGTCCGGGACATTCATCCCCGTTCGAGATGTTCGCCTCTCAGGTCTTGGACCGTCCCTCCTTGGCGCTGTGGCACGGACCGCGGGGGAGCGGGAAGTCCTTCCTTTCGGCGCTCGACACCCACCTGATGAGCCGCTTCAACGCCCGCCATGAAACCCACGTCCTGGGGGGGTCGCGGGCCCAGTCGGAGCAGATTTATCGCGCCCTCCAGGCTTTGGTCGTCGAAGGATCGGGACCGCTCGGCGGCGATCGCGACACGATCCGGCGACTGCTCAAAACGGAGGCGACCTATCTCAACGGCTCGAGGGTGGCGATCCTTTCGGCGAGCCCCACGAGCGTGCGCGGGCCGCACGTCGCGTCGTTGAAACTCGACGAGGTCGACGAGATAGACCCGGAGCTGCGCGAGTCGGCGATAGGCATGGCGATGGACCTGCGAGGCGTCCGGGCGAGCGTCTTGATGACCTCGACCTGGCATCGCCCGGCCGGCCCGATGGCCAACCTTGTCGATCAGGCCCGCGCCGGAGCCTTTCCGATCCACACCTATTGCGCTTTCGAGGTCCTTGAGCGTTGCCCGACTGAGCGGAGCGGACCGAACCTGGAGAAATGCCCGGAGTGTCCGCTCATGCCCTGGTGCCACGAGGGTCGCGATGACGATCCGCTAGGTCGTCCGAAGGCCAAACGGAGCGACGGCCACTACGCGATCGACGCCCTGGTCCAGAAGGTCCGAGGCGTCTCGCCGCGTGTCTTCGCCAGCGACTATCTCTGCCGCGGACCCAAGGCCGAGGGCGCCTGGTTCCGGGAATTCGACGAGTCCCGGAACGTCTCCGAGGCCGCCGAGTTCGACCCGTCGCTGCCGGTCCATGTCGCGATCGACTCCGGGGTCTTCACCGGGGCCGTGGCGTTCCAGGTCCATCGGGGGTGGGAGTGGGCCGATCCCCCGGAGCCGGCTCGCGTCCACGTCTTCGCCGATTTCCTGGCCGAAGGCCGCTCGGCCGAGACGTGCGCCCTGGAGATCCGGGAGATGCTCGACCGGTCGTGCGGCTCGGCGACGCGATTCGTGTCCACCGATTCGGCGGGGGGAGCCAGGAATCCGGTCGGCCCTACGGTGATCTCGGAGTTCCAGAGATGCGGGCTCGTCGGGGAGACGGGACTGCAACCGTGGCCTCGCTATCCCGGATGCGTGATCGAAGGGCTGAACCTCATCGAGAGCCTTGTACGGGCGGCCGACGGCGAGCCGAGGCTGCTGATCCACCCTCGCTGCACCGAATTGTCCACGTCGCTCAAGAGCTACGCGAGGGCCCGCCGCGCGGGCCAGTGGATGGACTACCCAGCGGATCCGCAACATCCCTGGGAGGACCTCGTCGACGCGCTGCGAGGGGGCCTGAGCGTCGCACTTCCCGAGGGGTCGTCGCCTGTCGGCCGCCCCCTCCGCCGGGCCAGCGCCGGGCGGGTTTTCTGAGCGTTCTCGTCTCCTCGACACCTCATATCAGCGGAACAGAATACCGTCATGCAGACTTCAAACGTGATCGGCGCGTCGGTCCACCCGACGCCGGGGGCGGCGATGCCTCGGATCGTCCTGCCGGACGGCCGGCGGGTGGACCGGCCCCATCCCGAATGGCAGTCGCATCAACTCCGCTGGCGATGGCTGCTCGACTCGTGGGAGGGGGGCGAGTCGTACCGCACCGCGATTTACGGATACGACATGCACGGGATGCCCGTGCGGAACCTGGTCCGGCATAAGAGGGAGTATCCTTCCTCGCTCGATTCCGGAGCATATCCCGCCCACGGGAGACCATTCGGCACCGATCCCGCCCATCAGGCGACGGACGACGACTACGAACTGCGTCGGGCTCGGACGCCAGTGCCGACTTTCGTCTCGGAGGCGGTGGAGGCCCACCTGGCCCGGATCTACAGCCGCGAAGTCCGCCGCGCCGGCCCTGATTCCTTGACCTTGTGGTGGCGCGACGTCGACGGGCGAGGGACCACGATCGACGATTTCATGTCGAGTTCGGTCGCCCCGCTCCTCATGGTTCTGGGCCAACTGGATCTGATCGTCGACCGTCCGGCCGCTCCCGAAGGGGAGCCGGTGCGCACCCGCGCCGACGAGATCCGGCTAGGGCTCGACTCCTGTGTGGCTTCGTACATCCTTCCGGAGAACATGGTCTGGTGGCGACTTGACCGAGCCGGGCGGTATCTCGAGTGCCTCGTCCGCGAGGTCGACGACCGAGGCGGCGCGTCATGGCGGCACTGGAGCGAGCGGGCCTGGACCCTGTTCGACGACCGCGGCGAGAAGGTTCGCGGGCCAGTCGATCATGGCTACGGCCGTGTGCCGATCATCCGAGTCTTCGACCGCCGAAGGCCGCGCTGTCGAAACATCGGGTTCCCCAGGTATGAGAGCATCGCCGAGATCCAGCGGGAGTACTACAACCGTGACAGCGAGCTGATCCTCAGCGACACGACGCAGGCGCACCCGCTCTTGCAAGGCCCGGAAGACTACGTCAAGGCCGACGGCGCAGTGCCAATCGGGCCGAACTGGCTCCTCCCCAAGAAGAAGAACATTCAGGGAGGCACCGCGACCTACGAGGGGTTCGACGTCATCCAGTTCCCGAAGGAAGGCGCCGACTCGCTGCGGCTTAACAAAGCCGACCTTCGAGACGCCGCCGACCGAGCCGCGCTGCTGCTGAAGCCGGCAGGCGCCGCTGGGACGGGAGGCTCGACCGTCGCCCAAAGCGGCGTCTCGAAGCGGATCGACCAAGCGGCGGGCAACGATCTCCTGAGCAAGGTGGCTGCGACGCTAGGCCAGGTGGAGCGCCGCCTTGCCGACCTCGCCCTGGCCGTGATGGGGTCGCCCCTCACGGCCGAGGAGCGCGCGGCCTTCAGGGTCCAATACCCCGCATCCTTCGACCTGTTCACCGGCGAGGAATTGGCCCGCACGATGGGCCAGTTCCAGTCCATCCTTGGTGCCGCCGGGAACGCCCCCAGGACAGAACGGGAGATGCTGGGCAAGCTCGTCCGGGTGATGCTCCCCGGCCTGGACGACTCGGATTACGGCGAGTTCGACGCGGAGATTGAAGTGTACCTCGGGCTCGGCCCCGAGGCGCGGCGTTGAGATCTCAAGGGGGCCCGACGGCCGCGGCCGCGACGCCGCCCTCACCGTTTTCGTGCGAGGTCAATACGTGAACGAGCAAACGAGCGTCGAATCCGGCCCGGTCGTCGTCCCGCCGACGGGCCCGGCTCAAGGCGAAGAGCGCCAACGACTGCGGGCCCTGGAAGCCCAACTGATGGAGGTCCAGCGACAGCAGGAGGCGACGCTGGAGGCGAAGGAGCAGGAGCGACTGCGGGCCCTGGCGGAGAAGGGTCAGATCGAGGAGGCGTTGGAGCAGCAGCGGCGCGCCTGGGAGCGGAAGCACTCCGATGCGGTCTCCCGCTACACGCTCCTCGAGCAGCAGGTCTTCGGCGAGCGTAAATCCGCCGCCATCGCCGAGGCGTTGCAGGGTCGGACTTTCGTGGGCGACTCGCCGGAGCAACGTTCGGCCGCCGCGGCGATGGTCCGGCGGCTCCTTCAGGACGAATTCGAGACGGTCCGCGAAGGCTCTGGGTCGCTGGTGGTGCGAGAGCGTGCCAGTAGCCGACCGGCCGCGGAGGCTCTCCGCGAGCGCCTCGACTCGCCACAATTCGCGATCTTCTTCGCGGCGACGTCGCGGGGCGGGGCGGGGGGCGACGCCTCACGGCCGCACGTCGCTCTTCGGGGGAGCCAGCCGGGCTCGCTCGAAGCGATCGTCGACCAGTGGAAGGACCGGCAGAACCAGTATCAGTCGTTCGGCCTGCACCCGCTGGTCTGACGCCCTCCCCAATTCCGGCAGCCGGCCTCGTGGCCGAGCGCCCAGACCGAACCGACCCGGAGTGAATGCACATGCCCTCGTATGAGAACAGCCCGCTGACTCAGTTCAACGCCTTCAACGCCGGCGTCCTTCCCAACGACGTGTTCGGCGTGGCGATCAACTGGTTCGTCAACCGGACCCCACTGACCGCGCGGCTGCCGAAGCTGCCGGTCGGCTCGCCCCACTTCCTGATCGTCAACGACAACTACCGCCCTCGCTCGGTCGCCCTCAACAACGGCGCCGCCCTCACGACCTCAGCGACTTCGCTGACCGCCGCGGACGCCTCGGTGTTCGATTCGGGAGACGTCATCCAGATCGAGCAGGAGTATCTGCTGGTGACGGCCGTGGATCCGGCGACGAACGTCCTGACCGTGGCACGTGGCTACGCCGGCACCACGGCGGCCTCGCACGCCGACGCCCAGCCCATCCACCTCGTGAGCAATACGCGAACCGGTGCCGAGACGAACGTCTCCGGCCTCAGCCGGGTCCCCCAGGCGACCACGCAGTACTGCCAGACGGTGCAGCACGCTTACCAGGTCGGCGGCGCCCTTCAGGCGGACGCGAACTACGGCTCGGCCTACGCCACCCCGCTCGATCGCGACCGAATGCTGGCGATGCAGCACGTCATGGACGATTTCGAGTCGGCCGTGTACTACGGCAAGGGGGTTGGCCTGACCAGCCCGACCAGCCGCCCGTTGATGAAGGGGATCCAGTCGCTCCTGGCGACCAACAAGGTCGCCGCGCCGACCAACGCGGCGGCCTACAAGCCGAGCGACCTGATCCGCGACACGATCCAGGCTTGCTTCAACGGCGGCGGCAACCCCAATCTGCTGCTGGTCAGCACGGACTTCCTCTCGGCGTTCGCCGTGTGGGGCCACGCCGCGATGCGAGTCAACGCGGGCAGCAACGTCTTCGGGGTGCCGATCGACCTGTTCGAGGCCCCGTTCCTGTCGGGCATCTCGATCGTTCCGGCCCCGCTCCTCCGCCCGGGCACGGCGATCTGCCTCTCGGCCAGCGAGGCCCGCGTGCGACTCAAGCGGTCGATGATCGACAAGCCGCGCGGCAGCCGGGGCGACGCCTTCGAGGGCGACATCATCATGGAAGGCGCCGTCGAGATCGACAACGAGGCGCACCACGCCTGGGTCTCCGGCATCTCGGCCTTCAGCGCCGCCTGACGAGTCCCCGTCAAGGCATCCGCCCAGACCGCCCCACGCCTGGCGCGGGGCGGCCTCAATCCTGAGGCGAGTCGACATGAGTACATACCGCGACTTCACGTTTCCGGGCCTCTGGCCTTACATTGAGCGCGCGGCCGAAGGGCGGCGTCTGCCGTTCCTGGGCCGCGGCCGAAGCTTGTGGCATTACAAGCAAGTCCAGGACTCGCTGGGCCAGCTTTCCGGCCTCGACGCGGCGGCCCGTCGCGAACTCCTGGCTCACGTCGAATCAGTGCGAGATTCGCTCGCCGCCGCGCTCGATGGGATAGACCTGGCCGTCCTCGATTCGATCCGAGGCCTCGACGAGCCGTCCGGAGCCCCGTCGGCCGCGCCCATCTCGGTCGGTCCGGCGGAGCCGTCCCCGCGTCGCGGCGTCGGCGCGCGACGACGGCGGGACTAGGACCGGCGGCGCGACCCTCAACCCCCATGAACGTTCACTTGCGAGCCATCTTATGAGTCAGCCAGACCGGCTCACGGTCCTGTATGCCGACGACGAGGACGTTGCAGTCCACGCCCCAGGCGATTTCGCGGTGCTGGCGCCGGCCTGGCAGAAGGTGGCCCAGGGAGTCGACGGAGTTTTCGCCGCCGGCCCGACCTGGACCCTCACGTCGGCGGCTTCGGACTTCGAAGCAGCCGGGGCCAGGCCCGGTCATGTCGTCCAGCTGCGAAAGCCTTCGTCGGTGTTCAAGGGAGTGGGTGAGCTTTTCGCCGTCGCGGGTGCCTCTGGATCGGCGTTGACGATCCGGAGAATCGGCATGGCCGCGAACGTCGGGGCCCCCCCGGCGCCGACGTCGGGCCTGTCCGCCGTCGAGTTCCTCATCGCCACGCTCGATCCGCAGATCGAGGAGGCGAGCTTCGAGCTGAATCGCCGCTTCGCGATCGATCCCCTGGTCCCAGGCCGAACGCCTTCGGATCTCCGCGACGTCCGGGAACTGCGCCGGGCTTGTGTCTTGAGCGTGCTGATCCGTCGATATGCAGCCGAATCCCGCGGCGCCGACGGCGACTTCGCGCGGAAACTCAGGCAGGCCGAGTCTGAGTTGGCGGAGACGCTGGCTCGGCTGGAAGTCCGCTGGGGTTCGGTGGCCGATCTGCCGTCGTCTTCGTTCTTTTCCACTCGAATCGTGAGGTGATTTCACCATGCCCTTCCTGGTTTCTCGCGAGGGCGACGCCCGCCTCTTGACCGAACTCCTCGGCGGCGACGCGCCCGAAGACTGGCAGCTTGGTCTGTTCAACTCAGCCGTCACGCCTTCAGAAACCGACACGGCCGCCACGTACACCGCGCAGGAGGCGATTTTCGACGGTTACGCGAGGAAGACGCTGACGCGATCGGTGTCGGCCTCGACCTGGAACGCCCCGGTCCTCCAGCCCCCCGCCGGATCGCCGCCGTGGTCTTCGCGTGGGCAGGTCGCCCACTCGAAGTACGGCTCGTCCCCGGTGAGTTGGACGGTCGGAGGGACCGGCGACGTGATCCACGGCTACTTCATCGTCGGGGCCACCAGCGGGACGCTGATTCTCGCCGAGCAGTTCGGAGCCCCCCGAACGTTGCACTCGGGCGACACGCTGTCGATCACGCCGGTCTTCGAAGTCGCCTGACGAGGTCGCGGTTGTGGGGACCAGGGTCGGTCCGACGACCGACCACAGGCTGACACGACTCCGATCGACCTTCGCCGCATCTCTTCGAAGTCTTCCCAATGGAGCTAAGGGCATCTTCATGAATCACTACTTCGTTTCCGTCGCCCGCGGCTCGGACTCCGCGGGCACGGGAACCGCGACGAACCCATGGAAGACGATCGGCAAGGCGATCGGCGCGGGCTCGGCCGCGTCGCTCGGGATCGACGGAGCCCGCGTTTACGTCGAGCCCGGCCAGTATCGCGAGGCCGTGACGATCAGCGGCCTGTCGCCGTCGGCCGCGACTCCGCTGGAGATCATCGGCGACTGCGACGGGGCCGGTTTTCACGCCGGTGGCCACACGACCCCGAAGACGGGCGTCATCGAATGGGTCGCGTGGTCGGACGACAACACGCCCATGGCCCTGTCATGCCTGCGGGCCATCGGCAAGACCCACGTCACGCTTCGCGGCTTCAAGATGTACGGCGGCGACACCACCAACTCCTGCATCTATCTCAGTAGCGCCGAAGACTGGACCGTGTCCAACTGCACCTTCGTCCCGTTCCGCACCAGCACCTCCGCGTACCTAAGCTCGATCAACCGCGTCGTGTTCGACGGCTGCGACTTCCACGGCCCCTACACCACGGTGGCCTCGACCTTGCGGTTCACCGCCGCGTTGGCCGGGGCGGAATACTCGATCAATTCGGCGGTCCGTAACTGCCGGTTCGTGGGCGGGGGTCCGGTCACACTGGGAAGCTCCGGGACGGGGGCGTTCGCCGCGACGGGGCTGACGATCGAGCATTGCTTCGCGTCCGGCGGCGTCTGGACGTTCGCGTCGATCTACGGGGACATCCCCGGCGTGACGCTCGCGACCCCGATCGTGGTGCGGGCCTGCGTGATCGTCGCCTCCCGAGGCGTCGTGGCCGGGAACGTCTCGCACGTCGCCGAGAATTACAACATCTTCGACTCCGCGACTCCCCGAACGAACGTCACGGCCGGCGCCAACTCCTCGACGACCGTCCCCGTCGCCGTCGACAACGCGGACGGTCGGTTCGCCGGGGTTCCGCTTCGGCCGTGGGGAACGCCGACTCCGGGCTCGCCGCTCGTCGGTTTCGTGGGGGGTGGGACCTCGCCGGCCGTCGACTTCACGGGCCGGGCGAGGCCCGAGGGCCTCGGGACCGTCAACCCGTCGGCGGGGGCTTTCGAGCGCCACGACACGGGCGCCGCGAACGCGACCCACGCCGACGCGGGTTCGGCCGCGTGCCTGGCGATCACGGGGCCGGGTTCACTGGAGCGGCCGATCCTCCTGGACGCGGCCGCGACGACGATCAGCGTCAAGGTTCGGTGGGACGGAAACCACGGCGACGCGGCGAAGCCCCAGGCGATCCTGCTGGCGAATCCCGAGATCGGCGTGACGACCGACCAGACGCTCACGGCGGCGACGGCCGGCGGGACGGGCGAGACGCCCAACGCCTACGAGACCCTGACGTTCGCGCCCGTGACGCCGACCAGGGCCGGAGCGCTCATGCTGCGGCTCGTCTCGCGGTCGGCGGCGGGAAGCGGCGTCGCATACTTCGATTCGATCACCCTCGCCTAATGGACCGCCATGCCGCCACGATCCTTCGAGCATTGGTATCGCGGCGCGTCGGTCGAGACGGCCTCCCGGTCTTCGACCTCGACGCCGTGGGGAATTCGAGGCGCCTTCACCGCGCCGGTGATCCGACGAGGCTCGGATCATGCCGACACGATGGCCGGGAGGCTCGGGGTGGGGGGCTCCGGCGTGCTCGCGCACCGGGGCCTCGAGGATGCTCAAGCGAGTACGACGGCGGGCGGAACGGCCCCTGGGAGCGCGGCGATCGACGCTAGTGGCTCGTCAATCCTTGAATTCACCGCGGCGGCCGACGTGTGGGTCTCGAGCGAGTATCCGGCTCTCGGAGGATGCTCGACTTCCGGCTGTGGCAGCCTCTCCACGACGATCCACACCATCAGCGGAGGGGGAATTGGAGTCGAGCCCTCCTCCGAGGTTCGTCGTACGCTGAGACCCATGTCTGGAATCTCGTGGTCGTTGGCGGGACGGCCACTGATCACTTCGGATGTCGTGGCATCCTTGTCAGGCGGTGCCTCGACTCTCCAGGGTGCGACCATCGTCCAAGTTGTCGATATCGTGAGTTCAGGCGGATTGTCCATAGGCGGCGGCGGGGACCTCACGAACCGGACAGGACGATCGTTCAAGTATTGGAGACGCGGCGGCGTGGCCGGCGACATCGGCCCTCGACGGGGCGACTTCGAGCATGGCTACCGGGGTTGGTTCGGAGTCCCCTCCGCAGGCCGAGCCGGTGGAATCGGCAGCACCGGTCTGGTGGAACTGGGGATTCATCTAGGTGCCTCTGCCCGAGTGGCCGTCGACCATTCCTCGGTCTCGACCGTCGTTCACGGCTGGCCCCTCGGCGGAACCGCAACGGAGGTCGCGTCGTCCACGCTGATCGCGAATGGCGGCATCGATATCGGCGGCGACGGTCGCATCCCCAGCCTCGGCGTGGTCTACAGGATTTATTCGAACGGCGGGCTCGGAGGGGGCATCGACTATGGCTCGCCGATCACCGAGGTATCCGGGCTGGAATGGACGAGCGACGCGCTGCCGGCCGGGTCGTCCTTCCGTTTTGGAGTGCGAGCCTACGATCACGTCAGTGGGCTTCAGGACGAGAACCTTGATGCGTCGGTCCTCCTGATCATCGACGCGGACGGGCGGGATGCGACCCGAGTACCTCGCTCGCCATTAGGGCTCCGGGCAGTCGACCAGGGCGGCGGCCGCATCCGCCTTGAGTGGACGATCGTCGATGCATCAGCGGCAAATCGTGCAACTCACTTCCACGTCTACCTTGCTCAAGATGCCGTCACCGATTTCTCATCCCCGATTCTGGTCCCCGCGTCGGCCTTGCGAGGCGACGTCGTCGCGACCGAGGTTCACGACCTGCCGGAAGGGCGGCGCCATGCCGCGATCGTCCGGGCGGTGAACGCGCACGGGGAGGACGGCAACATGCACGCCATCCACTTCACCGCGGACCGCACTCCTCCGGCACGCGTCGACGATCTCTCCGTGTCGACTTCAGCCATGATCGATTGAGTCGCCTCTCATAGACGGTTTCCTCGCGACGTCGCCCTAGTCTCGTCGTGGGCTCCATTTCCCGGCGGCGGGGTTCTTCCAGGAGGATGCATGGCCACCACTTTCAAGAACGCGGGTCGATTCGACGCCGGCAACATCCTGATCCCGGGCGACCGACAGAAGATCACGATG